CCAGTGGATGCAGACGGTGGGCTATAGCTAACTTTATTTGCTGAAATTTCTTGATCCCCAAGAATAAACTTGGCGTTGTCATCTGTCCAACCAAACTGATTTCTCATAATTTCTACCTCTGATCTATGTTGAAGTTCTTTTGTAAACGTAATAATGTATGCCATTATCTTTTTCATTTGATCTGAATTTGCCACAACCCCATGCCAGCCGAGCCGTTCTTTAAGCTTCTCGGTAGTCATCACGTCAACTACAGGCATAGCAAACTCACGCAAACCATCTTTGGGTAAATGCAGTCTTAACCAAATACACTCGCCACGAGATGGGTCATGTAGCCGCTTAACAATATATAAGTCGTGTTCATAAATATTAAACGCATCTACGTTGCCATCTTCGTCTTTGTGCTCTACATAAACGCCACCATTCTTCCCCCTAAAATACGGGAACGGGTACGTTGGTATATCGAAAACTTCCTTCTTACCATCCTCCGTCTTCTCCACGATGACATTATCTTCTGCAGCAGCAATTTCGGATCCGAGTTGAATCGGCGACGATATCTTGCCCTTGTGCTGGCAGCCCTCACACCCTTGAGAATTAAGCTTCTCAAACGTTTGACATGTATACGGCCCCTTTGTTTGATTCGCCTTACGTTCCGTGTTCTCCGGTGAATACTCAGGGTGGTTCTTTGATATTTTATGGATTGCGTCATCTTTATCTACACAGGCTGCTGCTACTGACAAGCCTGCTCTCCAGAGTGGTTCTTCGATTGTGTCTTGGTTTACTGCAATATTCTCAAGCTGAGCACAGCCCTGCCCATTCATGGTCTTAATCATGATGGTTTTAAATCGGCTTTGCTTATTACCTAGCAGTGCTTGAGTCATCTCATTGAGCTGACGTGGCATCCAATCAGGTGCAATTAATACGCCAATGTTTTGTTTAATAGCCTCAAACGATAGCTCTTTAGATAAAGCTAGTATTTCTACTGGGAGCGGTGGCTCCTGTTTAAAGTTAAATGTTTCAGGTACCCGCAGTATTGAGGCATTGTCTGCGGTGCGTGACGGGTCAGCTGCAAAGCCATGATCTTCGCATAGTGCTTTTAACCGCTCGGCTACAGGCTTCCAATCTTTACGATTAACTACTTCCTGTAATCTCCAATAGGCATGTATACCACGCCCTGAGTTAACAATGGTTGGCAAAGGCACATTGATCTTACGGCAGAACTCTTTAAGAGCACTAAGTCCTGCAGCTTGATCTTCATACGGCTTACCTAATCCACAATCAACGTCAATCCAAAAAGCTTTAATAAGGTTGCCATTTGGTTGGATACGTCCTTGCTTTGGGTCGTCATACTTAGCACATGCAAAATAAGCATCATACTTCTCAGCTACCAGCGTATTCACTTCAGCTTCGACATCTGCCAAAGTCTGAAAGAAGTTCTGTCTTGGTGGTTTATCGCCTTCTTGCCGCAAGCCGACTGTACAATACCAGCCTTCTCCCTCGGGCGGCAAAACTGCTACCAATAGGTCTCTGATTGCCATTAGTTATATTTAGTAAGTAGTTTTTCTATTTTCCTAACTTTGTCTTTGCTGGGCATACCAACTCCGGTAAACCAGTTGTATATAGTCATGCGGGTTACGCCTAACTTTTGAGCAATGGTTGTTACCGGAATATCGTTGGTAATACAATACCGCCCAAGCTGGACCCCGATGTTTTCAGGATCAGCAGCTTGGTTGGCTTTTACAAGACGAAAGCTATACCCTCTAAGACTCATGCTGTGTCGTCATTAGACCAGTCACCCATTACGGCTTTAAGGTCACGTTTAGGGGCAGGCTCGGCAGCTTTCTTATCAGCACGCTTAGTTGGCTCAGGGATTGGAGTTGCCTCAACTTCCACAGTTCCAGTCTCAGCTTTTGCCACAGGAGCTTCTAGCTTTTTAACACCATCGGCTTGGGCTACAGTCATTGTGATAGCAGCTTTAGCAGTCTTGGTTTCGCCTTGCTTCTTAGCTACTTCCCATTCATGGCGCTCTAAGAATCGCACTGGACGGAAGAACAATTTGCCAACTGTTGAGTCTTCATCAAAGCGCATCTCAGTAACAAGCATGTTTAAGTTGTAGCCTTGTGAGCCAACATAACGTACGTACTGATCGAATGGCATATGATCTAAATCGCCTGGTTTTTTGGAATCATAAAAGATTGACTTAGACTGCAAAGTCATTTGGTATACATCGCCGCTCAAATCCGAAGCAAGAGACACAGCAACTCTGCGATTCTTACGGCATGCTTTAGTAGCACCAGGACCTGAACCAGCTATATCTTGAGGGCAGTTCATGCACATCTGACTTTGTGGCTCCTTAATAGAAGCGTCAGGGCGCTCGCCGTCATTAGACCAGCAATCAGGTGGGGCAGCTTCGGCTTTGGGGTCCCATGCCTTAGCATAAAATGTACGGGATACGTTGGGAGAAGCGTTAACAATAACGACTTCCATTTTGTCATTACTGCTCTTAGAAATTTCAGAGCCGTTTACTTTTAGTATGAACTTATTATTGCCAAGGGCAATACGTTTTACACCTGTACCACCACCCGTTAAGGCACGGGTTACATCATCAAGTTCTACCTCTTTGAGGTAGTCAGGTAATTGCTGGTTAAACAAAGCGACGTTGCTCATCATTTTCTCCTAGTTACGATAATTGCGTATGTGCTATCCACGTTTAAGCCGGCGGGATGCAAGTCCGGATTCTCTTCCAAAAACTGCTTCATATTGGTTTGTTGAATTCTTCTTTCCAATAACTCAGGGGCATTGTGTTCCAAAATAAACTTATGGAAGCGCTCCCAATCATTGGTTGTATAACGTTGTTTGACACTACGTCTAGCCGAACCGTGTATGGTTTTTAAACTAGTAGCACCAATACCTTTGAGGATGTCGAGCAGTTCTGTTTGTACAACATCCATCTGCTCTTCTAGCTCGGCTTTCTTAGCCATGTAACTTCTGTAGTTATTTTCTAGGGCATCACGTATCTTTAGGTAAACTTCTACAAGTTTTTCAGAGGACACGTCGCCTTGGACTTCTTGTTCCATATAAATTCCTTTAGGTTAAAAACGCTGGTCTGTGCCAGTTAAATCATATTATAACTATAATTTGACTTTGTCAACTATTATCAAGCTCTTGTTTGTACAAGTCAATTATTTTTTCGTGAACTTCTAGTTTATTTTGCAACATTTGGTACAACCTAGTCTCTACGGGACTACCCTTAATATGCACTACAGTCATTGGGTTCTTTTGTCCTTGACGGTGTATGCGTGCATTAGCCTGCAAGTAAGTCTCTATTGATGTTACTGGGGCGTACCATATTATTACATTAGCAGCGGTAAGAGTTATCCCATGAGCTGCGGCTTGTGGTTGGATTATTAACACTCGTGGGTTTGGTTGCTCTTGAAAAGCTTTAAATATTTCAGTGCGTTTATTTACTGGGACCTTGCCGTTAATGACTTCGCATGTAATGCCAGCCCCTTTTAAGTGTTCTTTTAGTAACTCTATTGTGTGCGTAAACGGTACAAAGACAAGCACTTTATGGCTAGCCTCTTCAATTACCTCTTCAACAACACGTAGGCGATTACTAACATCAAACTCAACGACAGCACTGGTATCAGAATAGACAGCTCCACCTGATATTTGTAGGAGTTTATTAATCTTAACCGCAGCATTAACTGCGCTAACTTCTTCCCCATCCGCTGCCATAAGGTATTCGTCTCTGAGCGTTTTGTAGTATTTCGCCTGTTGCGCAGTAAGGGGGGCGTCCCTAGAAACATAAGTAATCTCCGGTAGGTCTAAGCAATCTTCTTTTCTAAATCTGATTGCGGGTTGAAGGGCGTTAAATACGGTTTGATCTGAATCAGGTTTTGGTAGCCATTTAAACTTGCTAATGTTAATCATGGTCTGATCTCTAAACGCACCAAAGAATCTAGGTACATTTTGTGGCACGATTAATTTACCTAACCCAAAAGCATCCGTCGGGCTTTGTGCTGCTGGCGTACCAGTCATCATCCATATCCATGTCCGTGGGGTAATAATACGGTTCATGGTTTTCCAACGATTAGTTGTTACTGTTTTGTACGCATTGGCTTCGTCAATAATTACCAAATCAAAGTTTTGTTTTGCAATATCGTCGGCTACAATTTCTACGCCATCGTAATTAATAATTAC